ATCCTTTGCTCTGCTGACGTTGCTTCTGCATTAACAATGGCTGGTGTATTAGATTACACACCTGCACTTAATGCAAACTTAAACGTTGATGACACAGGTAANACATTTGCTGGTGTTCTTGCAGGTAAGTATCGTGTATACATTGATCCTTATTCAGCAAANGCTCCAACAGCAGGTTCTGGTACTGGTAANCAGTATTATGTCATGGGTTACAAAGGTACNTCACCTTATGANGCAGGTTTATTCTACTGCCCATATGTTCCNNTACAGATGGTTCGTGCAGTGGGAGAAAACACCTTCCAGCCAAAAATCGGGTTTAAGACTCGTTANGGTATCGTAGCAAACCCATTTGCACAAGGTACAACTGCAGGTCTTGGTAAACTTATTGCCAACTCTAACAGATACTATAGAAGAGTTACAGTTCAAAACCTAATGTAATTCAAATATTCTATATCTTTCAAAGAGATCCTACGGGGTCTCTTTTTTTTGTCTAGGTATAAACTCGTAGGCATTTCTTTTTGTTAATAAAATCTATTTTGTGTTGATCTCCTAACTAAATAATGGTAGAATTAGGATAAACAAGATGCTCTGAAAACCTCTTTGTAATCTTATCTTTTGTATTCTTTAATGGAGCTATTATGCACAACCTAGTATCATATAATCAATTAGCAGGTTCATATGAAGAAGAACACGATGCAAAACTTACAGAATACTACGAGTGTCTAATCGAATGTGATGATAGACAATCTGTATGTAAACGTATTTGTAAGGAGGTACTTATCTAAAAATTTACAATTCAGTATCAAAAGAGGGGATTCCCCTCTTTTTTTATGTGATAAATACTTATATGAATGATAAAAAAGCAACTAAACTTATCCTCAAAAGAGCAAAGAAAAATCCAGTTTTATATTCAAGTGCTGATGTACTCTACGCAAAAAAATTTAAAAACCAATTGAAAAAAAATGCCGTATCACATCAAGAAAACTAGTATTTTAGGTTCAGCTGTACCAACAGATGGAGTGGAATATTATGCAGGAGACAATAATTGGACGAATCAATATGAATCACGTAAAATTTATACTGATGAAACTGAGGCAAATAATCAAAAAAATACAAGTGTCACACGTACAATAGGAAATAAATCATATACCTATCAACCTAGTTGGTGGAAAAATGCAGTTGTAGTGAGTGAATAATTATGGCAAGAGCATATGAAAACCAGATAGAAAATCGTAATTTTTTATCACCCATAGGATTTAAATTTACTTTATCGAAAAATCGTAAAGTAACATTTTTTTCATACTCCTCAAGAATACCTGAGTTAACTTTAGGAACAAGTGTACAAACATCATATCTAAAAGATATTGATATACCTGGTGATAAATTACAATTTGGTGATTTTACTTTGAGTTTTTTAGTGGATGAAAATTTAGAAAACTATATGTTGATTCATAATTGGTTAAAAGGTTTGGGATATCCTGAGACAACTGAAGAATTTAAAAATTTAAATATTGACGAGGATGGACTTAGAGATAGAACTCAAAGTTTTTGTGATGGTAGTTTACATATATTGAATAGTAATTACAGAGATACTGCGATTGTAAAGTTTAATGACTTATTCCCAGTGAGTTTAACATCACTTGATTTTACAGCATCAGATACTGATATAAATTTCTTTACAGCTGAAGCAGTTTTTAAATATACAGTGTATAATATAGTAGAACCAGATGGAAGAACACCCTTATGAATCTTGAACAAATTCAGGAGATGTGGCAGAAAGACTCTGTTATTGATCCTGATAACCTACATGATGAATCATTAAAAATACCTCAATTACATTCAAAGTATTATACAGTTTATAATACTATTTCTCTACTAAGAGAGAAGGCAAGAGAGTCGTATAATCGTATTCGTTTGGAAAGACATAACTATTATACTGGCAAAGCACCTGCAGAAATATATGTGGAAGATCCATTTCCGTATAAGGTTAGGGAGAAAGACGCAATACAGAGGCATATGGAAGCAGATGACAAGTTAAATGCAATTGACATGAAGATAAAATATTATGATACTACCTTAAAATTTCTAGAAGAAATAATACGAGTAGTATCAAATCGTACATATCAAATTAAAAATGCCATAGAATGGCAGAAGTTTCAGTCAGGATTCTAATGATAAGAGAACTAGTAAAACCAGAACATCAATTATTTCATCATCGAATTGATTCGTGTAGTTATAAATTAGATCGTCATTTTTTATCTAAAACATTGGTAGAAAATATGATACATTATAATGGTATTGGTATATCTGCAAATCAAATAGGTATATGGGAAAGAGCATTTTCCATGATAAGAAATTTAGAACATAACGAAATAATGGTATGCTTCAATCCTCGTATTATTAAGTCATATACTGAAGAAGTAGAAATGGAAGAAGGTTGTCTATCTTACCCAGATATTTTTCTTAAAATTAAAAGACCAGATAAAATTGTTGTAAAATATGAAGATGCTGATAAGAAAAAACATAAAATGAAGTTAGAGGGACTTGCATCTAGAGTATTTCAACACGAATATGATCATATGGAAGGTATAGATTTTACTCAAAGAAAGGTAAATAAATAATTGAAATGATAGGGATGTTATGTCTCATTTGGTTATTTCAAAAAAGAATGAAGTACATCTACAGGTAAAATCAGATACTCACGTATATTATGAATTATCNGATTACTTTACTTTTGAGGTGCCAGGTGCAAAGTTNATGCCACAGTATCGTAGTAAATATTGGGATGGAAAAATAAGATTATTCAGCAACCANACTGGAGAAATATANGTAGGTTTATTAGATAAGTTAATTCAATTTTGTGAAGATCATAATTATACTTATCAATTTGAAGATAATAAGTATTATGGAACTCCTTTTGAAGTTAATAAAATGATTTCAAAGGAGGGTGTAAAAGACTATATGGAATATATTTCCAAATATAAACCTAGAGATTATCAAATCGAGGGAGTATACGATGCTCTAAAATGCAATAGAAGGTTAATAATAAGTCCAACTGCCTCCGGCAAATCTTTGATGATTTACTCAATCGTTCGTTACTTCGTAGAGCAAAATAAAAATACTCTGATAGTTGTTCCAACGACATCTCTGGTAGAGCAGATGTATAAAGACTTTTCGGATTATGGTTGGGATGTTGGTTCATATTGTCACAAAATTTATGCTGGTAAAGATAGAGAGACTGATTCGCAAGTCATAATTACAACCTGGCAGTCAATATATAAACTTCCAAGAAAATACTTTGAAAGATTTGATGTAGTTTTAGGTGATGAAGCTCATCAGTTTAAATCCAAATCATTAGTATCTATAATGACTAAATTAAGTAATGCAAAATATAGATACGGATTTACAGGAACTCTTGATGGAACACAAACACATAAGTGGGTTCTTGAGGGATTGTTCGGACCTTCCTATAAGATCATTAAAACTGACGAGTTAATGAAGAAAGGGCATCTTGCTAAACTAGATATCAATGTGCTACTATTGAAACACCCACCAAATAAATTTGAAACATTTGAGGACGAGGTTCAATACATTATAAATCACAATCAAAGAAACAAGTTTATTAAAAATTTAGCACTTGATCTAAGAGGTAATACTTTAATTTTATTTGCAAGAGTAGAGACTCATGGAAGACCTTTATTTGATTTAATAAATAAAAGTAATATTATTGAGAGTCGAAATGTCTTTTTTATTCATGGTGGAGTGGAAACCGAAGACAGAGAAAAGGTTAGAGAAATCACTGAAAATGAAAGTGGTGCGATTATCGTTGCCTCTTACGGGACTTTTTCCACTGGGATTAATATCAAAAATTTGCACAATATAATTTTTGCATCACCATCTAAATCAAGAATAAGAAATCTTCAATCAATTGGAAGAGTTCTACGAAAAAGTGATAAGAAAGAAAAGGCAACTTTATATGATATTGCTGATGATATTAGTTACAAGTCCAGAAAAAATTACACGTTAAATCATCTAATTGAAAGAATAAAAATTTATAATGAAGAAAATTTTAACTATGATATTAAAAACATTCCGTTAAAAAAATAATGCAAGAAGAATTTTATGCTATTATTAAACTAGTTTCTGGAGAAGAAATCTTTGCACTAGTCATGCCTGATGAAGTGAATGATGATACTGTTATAGTTCTTCAAAATCCTGTCATCATGACAATGATTGGTGGTAATCATGGTTCTTTTATAAAAGTAAAACCNTGGATGGAGTTAACTGATGAAGACTTTTTTATNATTAAATTTGATAAAGTAATTTATATTACNGAAACAGATGATAAAAAGTTGATTAATATTTACAATGATTTTATTGAAAATCCATTTGATGTTGAAAGTATTGAAAATGAAGTAAAACCAGATTCAAAAATGGGTTATATATCAAATGTTAACGATGCACGTAAAAAACTTGAAGATGATTGGAAAAGACCTAATAGTAATAAAGAAAGCTAATCTTATCCTTTCAACCCTTACAGAGTTATTGTACATAAATTGTTATAAGTTGTCAAGTATGTGAATATATGTTATAATTAATTTAATTCTAAAAAGAATCTTTGGATCATGCCAAGAAAAAAAACAGAGCACTATGTAAATAATAAGCAACTCTTGGAGTCAATGATCGTTTATAGATCTAAAGTTTTAAAAGCTAGGGAGATATATTTTGAAAAGTATAATGAATATCCACCAAAAACAGGAGCTTGGGAAGGTAAACCTTTAATTCCTAATTATCTTGGAGATTGTTTTTTAAAGATCGCAACACACTTATCATTTAAACCCAATTTTGTTAATTATATGTTTCGTGAAGATATGATATCAGATGGTATTGAGAATTGTGTTCANTATATNAATAACTTTGATCCTGAGAAATCCCGTAANCCATTCGCATACTTNACTCAAATTGTACACTATGCATTCCTAAGAAGAATTCAAAAGGAGAAAAAACAATTAGATATTAAAACAAAGATCATTGAAAAGAGTGGTTATGATGAAGTGATGACTGTAGATGATGGTGCACTTTCTGGTGCAAGTTCTGATTATAACACAATAAAAGATAATATTCAGTATAAAAATAGTAATAGATGAAAGTAGCAATTATAACGGATACTCATTACGGGGCACGTAAAGGTTCAAAACATCTTCATGATTATTTTGAACTATTCTATAAGAATATCTTTTTTCCTTCCTTAGAGCAGCATAAGATAGACACTGTGATTCATATGGGTGATATATTCGATAGTCGAAAATCAATTGATTTACAAAGTTTAGAATGGTCAAAGAGAGTTGTATTTGAACCATTAAAAAAGTATAAGGTACACTTGACAATAGGTAATCATGATTGTTATTATAAAAATACCAATGATGTAAATTCACCAGAATTGTTATTGAGAAATTATTCAAACATAAATGTTTATTCAAAAGCTACAGAAATAGAGTTGGATGGATTTAAAATATTAATGTTGCCTTGGATAAATTCTGAGAATTATGAAGAAACTGCATCACTTATTGAAAAAACTGATGCAAAAGTCGCAATGGGTCACCTTGAATTGAATGGATTTAAAGCACATAAGTATCATGTAATGGAAGATGGAATGAATATTAGTATTTTAGATAAATTTGAAAAAGTTTATTCTGGACACTTTCATACAAGATCTGATAATGAAAAAATATACTATTTGGGAAATCCATATGAAATGTATTGGAATGATGTAAATGATGACAGAGGTTTCCACATATTTGATACTGATGATCAAACACATCAATCAATAAATAATCCATATAGATTATTTTATAACATTTATTATGATGATACACCCTATCAAACTTTTGATTTTAGACAATATAATAATAAAATTGTAAAAGTTATTGTTCGTAAAAAAACTGATATTAAATTATTTGAAAAATTTATTGATAAACTTTATAATTCTGGCATTCAAGATCTGAAGATAGTTGAAAATTTTGCTTTGAATAC